GGTTTCGGAAGCACTCAAAGGCAACAGAATAAAAATCTGTGCCCATTGCAGTGATATAATCCGTGAATTCGGTCTGTACCGATGGGAAAGCAGTTCTTCAAAAGATACTCCGAGAAAAGAACATGACCATGCCATGGATGATATGAGATATTTTGTATCAACAGTGCTTTACGGCAGAGCAGACGACGGATTCATGGTCATAGTTACAGAAAGGACATAAAAATGAAACTTTTTGAAAGAAAACAGAAAAAAGAAAGCTCCGAGGTTGCCGTAACAGGTGTTCCTCAGCTTCACAACAACCGTTTTTCGTTATCAGGTGCAAATTCCGTAAGCTTTTCCGCCGAAAAACAGCTTTACGGCAACTTGAGAAAGAGTGTACCCGTGATAGACGGTGCTATCGGAAAAATCGTAAGACTTACGGGTGGTTTTTCCGTAAACTGTTCCGATAAAACTGCACAGAAACAGCTTGATGATTTTCTTGAAAGCGTGAATGTGGGCGGAAATCTTTGCGGAATGGATTCTTTTGTCGATTTGTTTCTTGATCAGCTTCTGACCTACGGTACAGCCATAGGTGAAATGGTTCTGAATCAGGATAATCGCACATTTTCTCTTTATAACGGTGAAATCGACAATATTATTCTTGAAAGAAACAAAAACAACCCGCTGAATGTTGAAGTCTGTACATACGAAGGCGGTAAAACAGTTCCCGTTAAAAATCCTCAGCGTGTTATTCTGTCGGTGCTTGATCCCGAAGCAGGAAATCTTCACGGAAATTCCATTCTCAGAGGTCTGCCTTTTGTAAGCTCCGTGCTTCTGCAGATTTTTGAAACAATCGGAACAAACTGGGAACGGGTGGGAAATCTCCGTTATGCAGTTACATACAAGCCTCAGAATGATGCCATGGACAAGGCATATGCAAAAGAACGTGCAATGCAGATTGCAAGAGGCTGGAGCGATGCAATGAAATCGGGAAACGAAGTAAAGGATTTTATTGCCGTGGGTGATGTTGACATCAGAGTTATCGGTGCTGACAATCAGATTCTCGACAGCGAAATCCCTGTAAGACAGCTTATGGAACAGATTGTTGCAAAAACAGGGCTTCCGCCTTTCATGCTCGGTCTTAACTGGTCAACAAGCGAAAGAATGGCACAGCAGCAGACAGATCTGCTCACAAGTGAGCTCTGGCATTACAGACGCATTCTTACTCCCGTTATTGAAAAAATCTGCAGGATGTTTCTGCGTATGAACGGCTTTTCTGCCGGTTGCAATGTTGAATGGGATGATATTTCTCTTCTTGACGAAACTGAACAGGCAAAGGCTCTTTATTACAATGCTCAGGCAGAAAAATATCTGGCAGAAGCATCAGCTTTAAAGGAGAAATAAATGAACGAAATGAAAATTATCAAAAACGCATCGGAAGTATGCCCCGCAACGGGAACACCCGACGAAGAAGCACTTGAGCTTATTTCACGCTTTGCGAGAAAAACTCCCGATGCAGAAAAAATCTATACATTTTCCGTTATTCTCTGCGATAACGAAATTGACCGTGACAATGAAAGATTTTCCACCGAAGCTCTTGAAACACTCAAAAATATGTTTGTGGGCGTTACCGGAATCTTTGACCACAGCATGAAAAGCTCGGACCAGACTGCAAGAATCTACAAAACAGAGCTTGTCCGTGACGGCTCAAAAACCACTCTTGCAGGCGAAGCATATACCTGCCTTAAAGCATGGTGCTATATGCTCCGTACAGAGAAAAATCAGGAACTTATCAATGAGATTGACGGCGGAATCAAAAAGGAAGTGAGCATCAGCTGTTCTGTTGCTTCCAAAATATGTTCCGTCTGCGGTAACGACATAAGAAGCCGTGACTGCGGTCATACTGTGGGTGAAAAATCCTGTCACTCTATTCTTACAAATCCTACGGATGCCTATGAATGGTCTTTTGTGGCAGTTCCTGCCCAGCGTAATGCAGGTGTTGCAAAGTCGATGAAAAAGAAAGGTGCAGAATCAATTGTATGCACATCGGAAATTCCCGAAGAGATTATGAAATCGGCTCTTGATGCAAAAGGGAATGTCACTCTTACACCCGTTCAGATAAAGGCTTTCAACGAATATATAGAAAATATGAAATCCGATGCCGAACTTGGCAGAACAGGCAGAAATGAAGCCGAAAAAGAAATTATTGCTCTTTCTGCATTCACTCTCCCCGACGCAGACACCGAAATGATGTGTACTATTCTTAAAAAACTTTCGGGAGAAGAGGTTGTAATGCTTCGCAAGGCACTCGGTGACAGAGCTGAAAAGCTGGCTGTGTACACCGGGACATTCAGTCCGGATAAAACTAAAAGCTTTAACGATAATTCACAATTCAGAATCTGAAATTTGAAAGGATGAAAAAAATGAACATTTCAATCAAAGGCTACGGAGAAAATACTGCAACATTCAGAACAGATGGTGTTGTAAGTGTATCTCATACCGTAAAAATGACAGATAATCTTACTGTTGCACCCTGCAATTCAGGTGATGCATTTATCGGTACTGTAATTAATGTAAAAAACAACTATGCTTGTGTTCAGCTTGACGGCTTCGTGACACTCTCCTATACAGGCACAGCACCTGCTGTGGGTTACTGTACTCTTGCTGCTGACGGCAAGGGCGGTGTCAAGGTTTCAGATACAGGCAGAGAGTATCTTGTAGCAGAAGTTTACACACCCTCCAAAACTGTAGGAATTATTCTCTGATTAAAGAAAGGAAGATGAAAAATGGCTGATTTTAACAACATTAAACTTGAAAAGGGTATGTATGCTTCTTCAAAGGGCTTCACAGCCTGTCTTGAAGAGCTTGACCCTTCAGAAAATTACAGAGGCACTTCTCTGGAAAATCTTGATGCTTTCCAGCGTCAGCTTAAAAGATTCGATATCAAAGTAAGCGGCAGAGGTTCAGATACTGTTGATAAATTTTTCCAGACAACAGACTCAGCGGCACTTTTTCCCGAATACGTTTCAAGAGCCGTAAGACAGGGTATGGAAGAAGCTGACGTTCTTTCAAGTATCGTTGCTTCAAGAACTGTAATCAACGGTCTTGATTACCGTTCAATCACCTCTGTTCCCTCAAGAGATGAGAAGGAACTCAAAATTGTTGCAGAAGGTGCTTCAATTCCTCAGACAACAATCAGAACTCAGGAAAATCTTGTAACTCTTCATAAGAGAGGAAGAATGCTTGTTTCTTCTTATGAAGCAATCAGATTCCAGCATCTTGATCTGTTTACCGTAACACTTCGTCAGATCGGTCTTTATATTGCAAGATGTCAGCTCAACGATGCAATCAATGTATTTATCAACGGCGACGGCAACAACAATGAGGCTGAATTTATCAAAACTGCATCTGCTAATACACTTACATATTCCGACCTTGTTTCATTCTGGAACATATTCTCACCCTATGATCTTTCAACAATGATTGCGTCACCCGATATGGCACTGAAACTTCTCAATCTTCCCGAGTTCAGAGATGCTGCAGCAGGTCTTAATTTCCATGCAACAGGAAATATGATCACACCTCTCGGTTCAACTCTTATCAAGTCCGGTTCTGTTCCTGATGATACAATCATCGGTCTCGACAAGACCTGTGCTCTCGAAATGGTTGAAGCAGGTTCAATCATTACAGAATACGACAAGCTTATTGACAGACAGCTTGAACGTGCTGCAATCACCTGCACAGCCGGTTTCTCAAAGATTTTCACAGACGCATCAAAGGTTCTCTCTGTCTGATGCTTGACGGTAAGACGGTTTTTGAAAAGGTATGTGAAATCACAGGCGATACCGATGATGCACTTATGCCTTTTTGTGAAAATGCCGCTGCCGTAATAAACGGAAAAATGCGGTCGGATGTCAATGCGTCGGACATCCGGCTGCTGACAGCGGCGGCATCGGTAGCATACTGCGATTTTCTGATGGTTCAGAATGTTATCGACGGTGATATCGGCTCTGTAAGAGCCGGTGACATCACCGTTTCAAGAAACGGAAACTCAGCATCAGCATTCGCTGAAAATTTCAGAAAAAAGGCTCTTGCTGATGTTGCCGATCTGCTCATTGACAACGAGTTTTCTTTCAGGACGGTGTGAAATGAACATTGAACGCATTATGAACCGTTACGGCAGATCAATGTGTGCGGTTGATGCCGACGGCAACCGCATTGAAAAGAAAAAATGCTTTGTTCAGGCTCTCCGATATAAAAACAAGATGTATCTTGAGGGAACTCCCACCGAAATCGGCATAAATGATTCGGGATATTATCTGTTTCTCGGACCTGCGTCCATGGGGATAGACAAGCTTGGCGATAAAGGCTATCTTTTCGACGGTACAAAAAAATATCACATTGACCGCTGGGAAAAAATATGGTTCGGAGAAGAAGTATTCTATCTCTGGGCTGTCCTGAAAGAGCATACCGACGGCTGTTATCCTTATTATAATCACTTTGCCGAAAGGAGATAGATATGTCACTGATTTCAACCCTTCCCGATTCACTTTGTGAGTGGTTTTCGGATCTCAATGATTTTTCGGACTGCTCATTCTGTACGCAGTTTCCCGTAAATTCAAAAACAACTCCCCTTGAAAAACCTGTTATAGTTTTCGGCTCAAAGTCAATAAAAGTGCTTGATAACACAACTGATGAAACCGGCACGATTATTACAGACAGCCGTATAGCGGAATCGGATTTTTCAATCGGTATCCATGTGCCGAGAAACTTAGGCGGTACAGGATGTTTCAGTCTGTTCGATTCGATTGTACGGATGCTTTTATTCAATACATCTCTTTCAATCAGCGCTATTCTTTCCGATGAAATTGAATACATCAGAAACACCGAATCACTTTATCTTAAAGTGATATTTACAATAAATGAAACATTGAAGAGTGAAGAAAACTATACTTCACCTCTGAAGTTGTAATTTAAAACAAAAAGCCGCTGCGGTTTTAACCACAGCGGTGATTTTATTTATCATTGAATTCATTTTCTGCCATTTTTGCAATTTCTTCCGGAGTTGCAGTCTGCATGAATTCAGCTTTTTTACTTCTGCGTTCAGCCAGATCTTTATACATCTGATTTCTTGTTTTTGCAGAAAGAGGATAGAAGAACTTGGGAATAATACCGAGGCTTGATGTGATGATGGGAACACCTGTACCAAGGGCGAAAATCCACCACTTTGTCATGTCGGTCTGTGTGCCGACTTCTTTACCCTGGATATATCCGATTTTATCCATTACCAGATTTGTAACAAAGCTCATGACAGCCTGCTGGATTTTGCTGATTGTCGACATTGTAACGCCTGTCATTGCTTCTGAACGATAACCGTTTTTCCATTCACAATAGTCCATTGACTCGTTGCTGATTTCAGCAGGAATAACTCGTCTGAGACCGTATACGCACATTTCAAAGATCTCTTCAAGTCCCATAAGCGGAAGAATAACACCTTTTCTCATGAAATTCTTGTTGATTGAACCTATGCCGAAAACGGTAAGCCACAGCATATCTGTCCATGCGTCTTCAAAAATCCAGAGAGCCTTTGTTGAAAATCTCTTTCTGAGGGGTTCAACAAAGCTGTAGCTGATGAATTTGACGGGGAATGCCGGAATACCTACAATTGTTTTCCATGTGATTGAACCGATAACATCAACATAGAAGTTTGTACGGCTCTTACCGATTGAAAATCCTGAAAGGAACTGAGAAATCAGGCAGATAAGCATCGGCTTGTTGTTAATAACGGACTTGAGCGATTGTTTTACAGTGGGTTTACTGATTGTCTGTCTGACACGTTCTTTACTGTGCATATAGTAGTAGAGAACGAATGTTACGGAAAGAACAGAACAACCTATGCCGAATGTAGCAAAAAGCTTAGGCAGTTCGATTTTGAGCACTTTGTTGATAACAAGGTCATAAAAGATACCGAAAACCTGTTTCGGAACGTCTTCACAGATATGGCTTGCAAGGTTTGCCAGAGCTATAAGTCGCGATCGTTCAATCGGTTCAGGCGTTATGGTTGAAAGGAATCCTGTTTTTGCAATTGCAGTAAAAGTTGTTGCAGTTTCGGTGATGAGTGACATTGCAAAGAAAAAGATAAATTTGGGAAGATAGTCACCGGGAGTATTGGGGAAAATGAAAGGAATAAGCCAGTACCACATTCCCAGAACTGTAAGAGGTATTTCACCGAGAATAATGTAGGGTTTGAATTTGCCCCATCTTGTTCTTGTTTTTTCAACAATAACACCGATGAATGTATCGTTAATAGCATCCCATACAGTTGAAATTGATGATTGCAATGCAAGAAGCCCGAAGTCGATTTTAACAACGTCGTATATGTAACGCTCCTTGAAATCATCAATATTCATTGATGCCGCAGCATCATTGAGAACATAAGCAAAC